GCGCTTACCTGCAGTGCCAACCGACAGCACCGCACCGTTAAATTTACAGGCGCAAGCCCGCAGCCAGGCATTAATAAACAATGCATTCCCAAGCGAGCAAAACAACGCAGTAAATAACAGCGCAGTGAGCGCCGCTCAAAACAACGCAGTAACTAACAGCGCAGTGAGCGCCACGCAAAACAATGCGGCAACGGTAACTAACAGCGCTACTAGCACTGCAATTAATGAAGCGGTAAATAGCAGTGTAGCTAACGCTGCGCAAAATAACTTAACGCCAATAGTCATGAATGCCCAACCAAAAGCAATGACTGAGCGTGAAGCCGCAAACGATGCATTTAAATTTACTAGCCAGCGCTTACCTGCAGTGCCAACCGACAGCACCGCACCGTTAAATTTACAGGCGCAAGCCCGCAGCCAGGCATTAATAAACAATGCATTCCCAAGCGAGCAAAACAAAGCAGTTACGGTTGCAAATAACAATATTACTAACTCGGCAAATTCCCCTGTTTATAACGCTAAGCAAGCGCAGCTGGTAAGCGTTAATCAAGGCGCGGCGCCAGAGCCAGCATTGCCCAGCGTAAAAACAGATCAGATAATTACTAACACAGCCAGCAACAACGCCGAAAAAGCACAGCAAATTAGCGCAGAACAACAGGCCACTGCATATAAGCCTAAGCTGCAAAAGTCGGCTTACCTGCAAAGCCTAACTAACAACAGCAGCAGTACAAACAACAACAGCAATAGCAGCGACAGCAGCAAGCATATAAGCATTGAGAACGTAAACTTTAAATCAGACGACTTAGCGCAAAGCTTTGAACAAATGATGGAGTTAGCCGGCTAATGGAATTTGATATAGCGCTGCATATAGATTTAGAAATACAAGATAACGACTTTGTACTAAACGACTCGTTAAGCCCAAGCACATTAAAAAAGGCTGATGTTATCGCGCAGGATATTAAGCACCGAATTTTAGAAAGCGGCCTATTAACTAAGCTGGTTGGCCTGCGCAATAAAAACGGTATAGCACCCATTTTAACTGAGCTTGAATTACTCACAGAGCAAGACAATCGCATTAAGCCAGGCACAATAAAAGTGCACCGCAACGACGACGGCACATTAAGCATTAACGCACAAACGCGCCAGTATGGGAGCAACAATGAACTTTAAAACAATGATGCAAAATGCAGGCTTGCCAATGGATGAGCAATCAGCAGCAGAGCAATGGCAAGCGCAACTAAAAGAGCAAAACATACAGGTTGCTAATAACTCACCGTTTAGCCCCTTTTGGCGCACCGTTGAAGCGCTGATCACCAAGCCGCTAGTGCAGCTATTAAACTGGGTTGCACAACAGCTAATGCCAAATCTATTTATAATGACCGCCAACCGCGAATCACTAATAGAAAAGCACGGCCCCGCGCGCAACGTTTTCATTCAGGCGGGCGTAGCGGCTCAAGGCATACTCACGTTCACGCGCCAAAACACCACGGGCGAAAGCTCAATTACTGCCGGTGCGCAAATTGCTACCGACGTGCTAGGCGAACAAGTATATAAATTAACGCTAATGCAAGATGTGAATTTTGCAGCAGGGCAAAGCACAGCGTATGCACTGGCAGAAGCGCAAAATACAGGTGCTGGATTTAACTTGCCAGCCCATGCTTACCGTTACTTTACGGAACAACAAGAAGGGATCACCGTAACCAACAATAATGATTGGTTAATTAAGCCAGGTGCAGACGATGAAAGCACCGAGCATTACCGCCTACGCATACGCAACGTGTTCGGTACCGCCGCCCGTTGGCACATTAACGCAGTGTACAAACAAATAATTGCAAGCTTTGGCGTGCCAATAGATAACATCTATATTCAAACCGGAGCGCCACGCGGCCCAGGCACAGCAAACGCCTACATATATTTAGACATAGGGGCAGTGCCAACCGCTTTGCTGGGGGCAATTAATCAGCACATAAGAACATCAGGGCACCACGGTTTAGGCGACGACTTTATAGTGTATGCAATGGCAACCACTGGGTTTAATGTAACAGCAACATACAAACTGCACTCGCAAAGCGAAGACATACAAAGCGAGTTAACAACATTTATACAAGCAGCGTTCAGGCAAAATGCAGCGTACGCACCCACCCGCGTAGCGCACCAATACGTGTTTAGCGTTAGCCAATTGGTGGCAGAGTGCCACGCGCAATTTAGTGAGCTGCAATCAATCAAGTTCGATATTGACGACATAACCGCCGCCAACTGGCTGCCCGTGCTTTCATCGCTAACAGTAACTAAGGTCGAAAATGGCTAACCAAATAGCAACATGGCTAAACAAAGGCTACGCCGAAAAACTCGTAAAAGCGGCTACAGGGTATTGGAGCAAGTCGCGCAATTACGTTATGTGGGCTGTGCAGCAAAAAGACGAGCTGCAAAACGAAGAGCCAATACTCGGACTGCTAGCATGGGAGCGATTAACGCAGCGGTTAAATAGTGAGCCGCTGGATCTCTACCGAAAACGCGTGCAGCACGCGCTAGTCAATACAATTGACGCCGGAGAAATAGCAACCATAAAAGATATTTTTAACCGGCTGGATCTCCAAGTCATAAATGTGCGCGAGCGAATAGAGGGCCGCGACTGGGATATTATTGCAATAGACATGACCGATTCAGCGCTAGCAAGCGCATACGAGTTGTTGCCAGAGCTAATACAGTTGTACGGCCGAACATGCCGCCGGTACGAACTAACAGTGCATAACTTGGCAGCAGTATCGCTAAGCCTTGGCATAACGCATGTGCAATGGGATAACAATTACGTTAGCTCAGCAACAAAAATAAACGCAATAACGGGCATTGATCACGGCGTAGTTCATAGCTTTTTGGGGTTAGACGCACTAACAAGCAACACGCGCCACCAAGCAATAAACATTGGCGTGCAGCACAACATTACCGCGCACCAGTATTATGGGTTTTTAAGCAAAGACGGCGGCATAAGCACCGCCAAGGAGCAACTATGAATCAGGCAATAACCGGCATAATGACCAATGCTGGCAAGGCATACATAACAACAGCAACGCTGCAAAACAAAGGGCTTGAAGTAACAGAGCTAGTATTTGCAAATATACCCGGGTTAAACGAGCAAGCAACCCGCAACCCAAGCGAGAAAATGCCGGGCGCCGCACAAATAGTTTACCGACGCAACATAGATACGTCAGGCTATGTTGATGCAAACACGGTCGCATGGGCAGTAGTGCTAGAGCAAGACATCGGCGACTTTGACTATAACTGGATTGGGCTAGTTACGCGCGACGGCACATTGCTAGCAGTCGATTACCTACCGCTACAGCGAAAGCGACAAGGCGTAAACAACGTGCACAACCGCTCGTTTGTTTTAAAGTTTGCGGCCGCCGCAGCCCTAGCGCGCATTACCATTCCAGCGCAGTCGTGGATGTTCGACTACAGCCCGCAAATTGACGCGCTAACACTGTTAGCAACCAGCAATGCAACGGCACAAATAAACAACATGCGCCGCACTGTGCGCAATTACTTTTTAAATAAAAACTTCAACAATTTCAGCAAGGAACTATCATGAGCGTAACGCAAATAAACCAGCTAGTAACCGCAGCCGACCAGCTAACAACAGCAATCGAAGGCAAAGCAGCCGAAATCGACAGCAAAACAACGCAGCTAGACCAGTTCGTAAAAGCCAAAGCAAACGAAATGGCAATCGTTGCATCAGAAGGTTACCGCAACGCAATCGAGCACGCGTCAGGTGGCCGCAACAAAGTCATCATCGATGAGCAAGGCAACCCAAATGTAATGGTAGCAATTGCCCCGTTCACATACGAAGAGTTGGCAGCAAAAATCCAAGAAAAATACAGCGTAGATTTAAATCTAGGCACAGGCATACCAACCATGTTTATGCGCAACGGTGTGCAGTTGGGCGAAGTGTACATTGGTAAATACCTAGCATCAGCCGGAGCAAATGGCGGCTGCAGTGTTATCGGTGGCGTGCAGCCTCGCACATCAGTTAATTACGATGCAGCAAAAGCGCTATGCAACAACAAAGGCGACGGCTGGCACATGATGAGCATTCACGAGTGGGCAGCAATAGCGCTGTGGTCTTATGCAAATGGCACAGTGCCGCGCGGCAATACAAACTACGGACGCAGCCACGAAAACAAATTAGAAACAGCACGCCGTAGCGACAACGGCTTGCCAGGCGATGCATCAGGAACAGCAAGAACCGACACAGGCAAAGGCCCTGCAACATGGTCGCACGACCACACAGAATGGGGTATCCAAGACCTAGTAGGTAACGTGTGGGAATGGCTAGACCAAATGATGCTAGACGAAGGGCAGATCATTACTACGCTCGACAACAACCCAGCGGTGATTGAAGAAAACTGGAACAAGCACACAGCGTTTTTAGATTCGCCAACGGCAAACACAGAAGGCACCGGCAGCGCTGGATCTCCAAAGCTAAGCAACAGCGTTACAAATCGCAACGGCCCAGTGGGCAATGACGCGCACGACAACCCTTATTTAACAAACAGCCACTTTGCAGCAATCGAAAAGGCGCTCGACTACAACAAAATTGAGCTGTTACGCCGCCTGTTAATCGAGTCAGAATCAACCACTACGGTTGGCGGCGCAATCTACTGTCGAAATTATGGCGCTCGCTTCCCGCGACGTGGCGGCAACTGGAGAATTGGCTCGGACACTGGGCTTGGAGCACTCCACTTCAACTACTCGCGCACGGTTGCGAGCAGCGCTTTTGGTTTCCGTCCCGCTTTCTTTGCGTAATTGGTTATTGAAATTTGAACCCCGCGCGATAGCGCGGGCATAACTAACAATTTAAAAGGTAAAACTATGTTTACGTACATTTACAAAGGCGCAAGCCACAGCAACGCAAGTATTGAGTACATGCAAAACCTAGGTATGGAACAAGAGCAAATCGACGCAGCATTAAATCAGCAGCAGTTTGAGCTAAGCCAAAATGTTGAAAAGCGCCAAGCCGCTTACAAAGCAGAGTCAGACCCATTATTTATGGAAGCGCAATACGACGGCACACCTGAGTCACTGCAAAAGTGGCAAGACAAAGTAGCCGAAATCAAAGCGCGCTACCCACTGCCTGACAATGCATAACCTAGCGCTTTGTTATCATCAAACTGCCGCCCCTTGTTCAATGCAAGTGGGCGCGCAGTTGCTTGCGTCTGCCATTAAAGACGACTCGCGCACAGATAAGCCAGCAAGCTATGGCGGTTTGTTGTTATCAGTGAGCGCAACCGATCCCGCAGCGCTGGCCAGTAAGTTGGAATCAATAAACAACTATTGCCCAATCCCTGAGTTTATCGTCTGCGCCCAGTATGCCAATAGTCAAAGCACCTTAGAGCAAACCAAACTAGATACCTATGACGGCCAAAGCATAGAGTGGCAAATAAGCACCCTGCAAAATTTATTGCCTTTACGCGAGCAGCTAATAGCTGATGAACTCGCCACAGTAAACAGCAGCGGCCAGCAATTAATCACCACTATTGACGATGCATTAACACAAACAGCAGAGCTAAAAAAAGCCCGCGACGAGCGGTTAAATCAAGCGCAATTCACCGCTCAAAGTAGCGGGGTAGATGTGCAATTAATTACAGCTGGCACAGCAAAGCAGCTAGCCGACTCAGTGGCGAGCAAAGGCAACGACCAAACGTATTGGGCAATGTGCGTATTTGTAGGCCAAGCAGCTGAGCTAAATAAAATTAAAGAGGTACTATGAGCATAGCACTCGACGGCTGGAACGTGCCCGGGTTCGAAACCCGCGTAAACGCAGGCGTAAAATTAGCCGGTGGCGATATGTCAGGCCTTGGCAGCTTTTCACTAAGTAGCGACCAAGGCGTAAAGTCGGGCACACTAACTGTAAATACTAAAATCCCATTTAACGAAAGCGCTAGCCTGGCATTATTAATAAGCAAAGCCAAGGCGCTGGACGAAAACGGCGCACGTATCATTTACACCGTAAATAACGAGCTAGCCGCAGCATATAAAATACGTAAAGCAAAATTCGATGGCGACATAAGCGCCAGCGAAATAGAAAACAAAAAAGGCTGGCAAGTAACATTTAAGCTGGTAGAAGTGCAATCTGTATCAGAGCGCGAGCAACAGCAGCTAGACGAACAGGCAACCGAAAGCGCAGAGCCGCAAGCATCAACCAGTAACGACGACGTACAAAATAAATTTAACGAGGTCGAAGGGCCATGAGTACTCGCCTCTCTAACACGCTAACAATTGGCGGCAACACAGTAACCAATATTGTTAGCAAAACCGTGCAGCTAGACATTGCCAGCACAGGTCGCGCAAAATTTGAAGTGGTCGCAGAGCAAGAGCCAAGCGGATTAGTCGAGCTGCACCTAGGTTACACACTTGATAATATGATCCCGTATTTTCTCGGTGTAATAGAGTCAAAGCACAAAGCCAACGGCCGCTGGTATTTAACCTGCCGTGAATTACTCGGCGCGCTAAGCTTTCCAGCCCCGCTGGCTGTTCGTCACGCAACAATAAAGGCCGTGCTCGATGAACTAGCAAAACTCGGAGTTGAGTTTGCAACCCCTGAAAACGCCGAATATTTAAATAAAATAGCACCCGCGTTTTATCACAGCGGCACAGGTATTGAAGCGCTTAGGCAAATAGGCAAAGTGTGGGGCATTAGCGATTTTATATTTCAGCAGCGCCCTGACGGTAAAATATTTGTAGGCAGTTGGCATGACTCCCGCTGGCCGCTCGCAGCTATCAATGACTTTCCGGAGCACACAATAACCGCTAAAAGCTCAACCACTGGCGAGCTAATCGCTATCCCAAAACTAAGACCAGGCATAAAACTAAATGGCCGACACATTACCGAAGTAACACTAATCAACGACAGGATGCACATACGATGGTCAAACAAGCCATTAAACGCCTAATACAGCGCTACTTTCCAGAGCTACACGAGCGTAAACACCTGCCGCAATTGGCACGTATAGAAAAAATATACGACCTACCAAGTAGCGGCGCAGCCATCAGCACCCCATTCAGGCCGCTAAAAGCCGCAGACGTACAGCTTTTAAATCCGCTAACAGGCGAGCCATTAGCCGTGCCTGTATTTCAGCAAGTAACACTTGGCACAGGGCAAGCATCTGACCATGGTTTACTGAATGAACCAGCCCCAGGTATGCATTGTTTAATACAATATATCGACGGCCTAAATAGCCACCCCGTTATCACCAATTTATTGCCATGGCAAAGCCTAGTGCCAGAGCACAAGCGCACCGATGTAACCTTGCAACAAAATAATCGTAGTAAACTACAAGGCCGCGACGGCAATTGGCACACCACAACCGACGGCGACATAACCCAAACCAGCGACACAAATAAAACAACCGCACGCAAAAGCGAGCAAAGCTACCACGAACGCAGCACCAACATAGCCACGCACGACACGCTAAAAATAGACGGCAACCAAGTAACCGAAGTAATGGGCGCCCTAAA